CGGGCCACTGCCACTGGTTGTCTGGAGAGCCAGCGTAGAACCGCAAATCGTCGAGTTCGTCTTCCCGAGTCTCGGAAAACGCAGTCATTGCTGTGTTCAAACGTGAACGGGCAACGGTCAGAATTTCCTCGGAACCGCCTTTTGACGGGTTCGGTCCGTTTTTTGCCACATTTGCTGCGGCTACGATTCCGGTGGTGTCTTTCATGCGTCAAATACTCCGAGGGTGTGTGATTCCCTCATGACCAGAAGGTTGTCACCCTCGTATTTTAGGTCTTGGCCGATGGAATCACCAAATAGCACTTTGTCGCCGACTTTCACGTCCTTGGCTTCAGGCCCAACGGAGATTACCACACCCGTGCCAGTTTGTTTGTCGCGCAACAGGATGAAAAGCTCATGTTTTTCCATGTCGGGGCGGACGATCAGGCAGTCTTGCAGGGCTTGGAGGCTCATTTTTTGGTCTTCATTGTTGGTTTTTTGGCAGCTTCACGCTTGACGGAGTAGGCAATCGCAACTGCCTGCTTTACGGGTTTACCCGCAGACACTTCGGCCTTGACATTCTTGCGAAATGCCTCTTTTGAGGGTGATTTGACGAGTGGCATTTACGAACCCATCCATGAAGTAAGGGCAGCACCGTTTTGAGCGTTGCGCCGGGTATTTGTTCGCTCATTGTACTCCCGATGTGCCACAGGGTACGCAAAGGTCACGGCAATGGCGTCAGCCGCATCGGGTGATGCAACTCCACGCGCTTTCATCTCTTTCTTGCCTTCCAAAAAGATGGTGCCAGCCGAGTTGGGCTTCTTCATCGGGCCGATCAGGTCGGACTTGAGCATCCTGTCCTGCGGGATGCTGGCGGTCTTGAGCCAGTCGCGCATCGCACCCCAAATCTCAGCCCGCTTGTTACCCCACATCGTCGGGTTCTTGGCCTTCCAGCCAAAGTTGACCCCGCGCACTTTGTACTTCTGCTCGGTCAATCTGTCAAGGATGCCGTAGCCCAGACCACCCTCGTCGATTACGGTCAGTGCTGGCCGGTACTCCTCGATGGCGTCGATGACGTGGCCTACTACGCTCATGGTGTCCTCGCCCTTGAACCGCTTGATCGCCACGATGTCCCGCCCTTGGCGCACGGCGATCACGGTGCTGTCCATGCCGCCCCGGGCCGGGTCCACGCCGATGATGATGGGCGCGGTCATGTCTTTGTACAGGGGCCGCTTGATGGCATCGTCCACGATGTGTGGTGTGATGAACTGGTCTTGGCCCGACTTGGGGAAGTCGCCGTAGACCTCGACCCGCGCCTCGTCCGAGTCCTCGCCGTACTCGTTGATGATCTGCTGGTAGATGGTCTTGTCGGTGCCCTCGACTGTGCGGGCATCGATCTTCTCGCTCTCCCAGAACTCCCGCTTGCTGCCGTCCACAGCCTCGTAGAAGTACCCGGTGTTGCGACGACCGTTGCTGAACGCCAGCCAATACCGGTCCAAGATGTTCTCGGTAAAGAAGCCCGCAGCCACGGACCAGATGCTGTCCGGGATACCTGACGCTTCGTCAAAGATCACCATCATGCCGTCCATGTTGTGCACACCGGCGTAGGCGTCTGGGTTCTCCTCGCTCCACAGCTTACCCTCGGCACCCCAGTACCGGGTGCCTTTCCTCAGGTCACGCTCGACCAGATCAGTCAACCAGTTGGCCGGGTTCAGGCTCGTGGCCGTGGGTTCCCACCAGTGCGCGTTGAGCGCCATCGTGACCCATTTGGTCAACTCACCCCATGTGACCTTACGCAACTGGTTCTCGCTGTTGGCCGACACGATCACAGACGACCCAATACGAGTGGTCAGCATCCACAGGATCAGCCACGACACCAGTGCTGACTTGCCCACACCTCGGCCCGATGACACAGCCCTTCGCATCGCGTCGATCAACTCGTCGTTGCTCATCTTCCCCCGGTTCTCTTTGATAAAGTCCCGTATCCTGCGCAGGGCTCTGCGCTGCCATGTGCGAGGGGCTTTGAAGTGTTCGAGTGGGGTGTTCTTCTGCCCCCAGGGGAACAGGAACAAAACAAACGCTTCAGGGTCATCCTTCAGAGCAGGACTCCAAAGCTGCGACATGAGTGTCTGCTCATCTTCTGGGCTGTACCGGGGCTTCTGCATCAGTCGTTCTCCAGTCGAGGTGTCACGTCGATCACCTCACCCTCGATCACTCTGGCCTGTGCCTGCGCCAGCGCCTCGGTAATAGAGATGGTGCCACCGAGTTCAACCTGCTTGATCTCGCCGTAGCGTTTCTTGTTGTGTGCGCTCATGAGCCACTTGCGCGTGTCGATGCGCAGCTTGTCCCTGTTCACCGTATCGTTCGATGTGGGGTCCACTGCTTCAACGCCATCGGCAATCTCTAGGATTTCTCCGGCCAAGAACTCAGTGCGCATCTCCTGCGCTTCTTTGAACCGTTCATGGCGGGTGGGTTCACGCTTGACCCAGCGCAGGAAGTCCTCATACGAGATGGCCCTGTGGTCATCCTCAATCAGCGATTGCAGGGACCGGCCACGGTAGATGTCTTCTACGACCCTCTCGAAGATTTGCTCATATTCGACATGCAGCAACGCCCTTGCCTCCTTCGAGGTTCTGAGGGGTTCTGGGTCAGGCACGGACAGCCAGTTGGGCAGTTGATTTTCACTGGCGACAGCCGTGCCTACAAACGAGGTGTTCTCTTGTTTCATAGTGCTGTGAGTCTATCACGGTGATGGAAATGTGCAACGTGGCTGCACTGTACCCAGTGGGGTCAATGGTTCGTAGAAGCATTTACCCACTGGGTTTCTGATTTTTGAAAAAATTTTCACGGGATTTGTGATACCGCCCGGCCAACGGCCCACCTCGCTCCGGCCCTCACCCGCCCCCATCGAACCGCTGGCACGTTTTATGCTTTGCGCCGCGCCGCCGTGGATCGCGCCATCGCGCCGGGCATCGATACCGCCGCGCCGTGCACCCAGTGGGAACCGCGCACCCAGTGGGAACCGCACCCAGTGGGTGCCGATACCCGGGGCAAAGCGGGCGAGGAAACCGCGCACCCAGTGGATTAGGCACGGCACCCAGTGGGTTAGGGTTCATGCCCCAGTGGGTTAGGGGATCAGCGGCAACCGCGCACCCAGCGGGTTAAAACGGGGGTTTTGGGGGCGATTGTGACAAGTTGCCCTTTCGCGCAGGCAAGGCGAAAATTACATACTTTTCAAATTGCACAAGGATTAAGCAAACTACAAAATGAACCCCCAGCGACAAAAGGAACAATTGTCACCACGTACAAAAGAAACACCCACTGGGTGTAACATAGGTGACAAGTATTTGCACCCAGTGGGTTGACAAGTGCAAAATCCATGATAATCTGAGGGCTAGCCCGAAAGGGTGAAACGAAACCCCGTAACTGTAAAAGGATCAATCATGACAAAGTCTCAAGCCCGTGATATCGCCATTGCTCAAAAGTACATCGCCCTCGGCATGATTGACACCGCCGCCCGCTCGGTGTCTGCCTTGATTCGCTCGGCCATGCGCTCAAAGGATGCCGCCGAGATTCGCGCCTTTGCCGAGGCGCACGGTTTGACAAAGCATCCCGAATTCATTTGCTGATCAGCCCGCCTGGGGGAAACCCCGGGCACCCCGTAACCGTAACTGTAAAAGGATCAATCATGAACATCATCGAACACCCCACGGGCCGCACGTATGACGCGCCGCAAGTGCTGCAAATAACCATCGAAAAGCAAAGCGCCCCCGATAGTTTCGGCTTTGTTGACGTGATCGCCTCATTTGTTGACGCCTCGCGCCATATTTCCGGCCGGGTTGAAACCGTTCTTTTCGATGCATCATTGAACCCCGCCGAATTGGGCGGGGCCGTTCTTGCGGCGTATGACGCCGGAAACTATTCCCCTTTGTAACCCGTAACCCGTAAAAGGATCAATCATGAACCGCCATCAACTGACCTACATTGATTTGCACCCGCAACCCCTCGAGCGTGAACCCTCGCCCCTCGCCATCGTGGCCGGTGCCGCCTTTGCTTTGGTTGCCCTTTGGGTGATCACCGTTTGCCTTTTTGTTTTGTAACCCGTAACCCGTAAAAGGATCAATCATGAAAAACGAAAACCCCGCTATCCTCGCCGCCGCCGTGGATCGCCTCGCCCTAATCAAAGCGCAAATGGCGCAATTGAGCGCCGAGGAAAAGCAACTCAAGGAAGCATTAACCGCCTCGGGCCTTGAGGCGATTGACGGCACCGCGCACCGCGCCGCCGTTTCGCATTGTGCCGGGCGCGTGTCAATCGATTGGGAAACCATCGCCGCCAAGTTTTCCCCATCGCGTCAACTGATCGCCGCGCATACATCAACCGGTGCGCCTTACGCCGTGGTTCGCGTGTCAGCACGTAAGGGAGCATGATCATGCTAATTTTGTCAACGAAACTCAAAAACCGGTTTTCATCCGTGCACCAAGTGCACCTTAAAAACATCCGGGTGAATGACGATAAGCGCGGGTGTTCTGGGTTTATCGCCCTGGGTGACCGCATCGTGTACGTGAACACTGAACCCTGCGGTTCACTGGGTTACATGTACCGCACCGCCGCGCACTTGAAGGATTACACGGGCGGGCGCAATATGTGGGCGCGTGACTTGGATTCGCTTGTCGCTGGGATCAATCAACTTTTGAAGGTGCCCGCATGAACCCGATAAATGCCCAATTCATGCGCGATCACTTCACCCTCGTGACAATCACCGAGAAACCCGCGCCCGCCGCGCCGGTGATTGATCCGGAAACCCTCGCCGATATCCTCGAGGCCATGAAAAGCGCAACCGCCCGATTACGTGGCCCCCGGTGCGAGTTTTCCAATAAACTCGCCGCCGCCTCGCTCGAGCGTGCCCGCCTTGACTTAATCGATGCCCTCAATCTGTAACCCGTAACCGTAAAAGGATCAATCATGAACACCGAAACCCGCACCCTCGCCGCCATCGCCCGCGATATCCGCAAAACATGGGCAAAGCCTTATTTTGGGGCCGTGCCTTACCTTGACGCCATGTTAACCCTCGGGGGCATCGGCGATAAATACGGGCTTGATGATGCCCACTCGATTGTTCAATATTTCCTCGCAAACGCGAACACATGGCGCGGCGAGGATGCCCGCCGAATCAAGGCCGAATTAAAATCAATCATGGGGGCTTGATCATGAAATATCACTTTATCCCCCAGTCAAGCAACCGCAAAACCGGGGCGATCCCCGTGACTTACACTGAGCGGGCATCGTGCCCGCCATCGTGCGCCCATTACCGCGCCGATTGTTACGCCGAGGATTTTTACACCCGCATAGCATGGGACAAAGTGCCCGAGCGCGGGGGCACCCTTGACGCCCTTTGCGCGTCAATCGCCGCGTTACCCGAGGGTCAATTGTGGCGAATGAACGTAGCCGGTGACTTACCCGGGGCGGGCGAGGCCGTTGACGCCGCCGCGCTGGGGGCCATCGTCGCCGCAAACCGTGGCCGCCGTGGGTTCACGTATACCCACAAAAAAAGCCCCGAGGCCATCGAGTGGGCGGGGCATGCTACGCGCTGGGGGTTCACGGTCAATCTGAGCGCCGATGATGCCGGGGATGCTGACGCCCTCGCCCCCTTTGGCCCCGTTTGCGCCATCGTGCCCACGGATACACCCGAGAAAAGTTACACCCCCGAGGGGCGCGTGATCATCGTTTGCCCCGCGCAAACCCGCGAAGATATAACGTGCGAAACGTGCGGGCTTTGCGCCCGTGCTGATCGAACCGTGATTGTCGGTTTCCGTGCCCACGGCACCCGCGCCCGGGTTGCCGATGCTAAAGCCCGCCGAGTGATCCCTATTTTGAAAGCCTGATCATGTTCAATTTTGAACCCATGCAACAAAAAACTTATCCACAATTTGACGCCCATGCGCACGTGCGGTGCTTTCATTGTGATGCACCTATCGGGCAAACCGGCAAACCCTTGTTTTATGGTTTTCCGGCGGGGGCTTTCGGTATGTGGTGCGAGGCGTGCAAATGGCGCACCTTTTACGATACGGGCGACACGTCGATTAAATTTGACGCCAAAGGCGATCCCCTGACGACCACGTGTTCATGCGGGTGCACCGTACCGAAAACCCAGTGGGATAACACCGAGGGATGGCCTCGTTGCCCCGATTGTCAATATATTTGAAAGCCTAACCATGATCAACCTTGAAAACCTAACCGCACCCGAGGCCGAGCGCCTCGCCTTTGCCGAGGGTTACCCGGGCACCGCCCGGTTATTTGCCCGGATCGCTGACCTACAAAAAGCCCTCGGCGATGCCGTGGCCGAGATTGAAAGCCTGAAAAATACCCGCGATCAATTGGAAACTGACCTTTTTGTCGCCCGCCATGAGCGGGCATACGGGGGCACCGATTGATCACCTTTTCAATTGTCGTTTCCCTTTGCTTTGCCGCCGTGCGGGCTTTGCTTTTGATCCTCGCCGCCCTTTTCAGTGGCCGAGACTAACCCCGCAACCCCGCCCCCGGTTCACCCCGGGGGCTTTTTTACCCCTTTGAAAGCCTAACCATGATCACCGCACCCAGTGCCCCCGCCGTGCCCTTTGCCGCAACCCTCGGGGCTTTTGTCGCCCGCCGTGCCCTTGATGAACCCAGCGCCGCCGGGTTGCTCGGGGTGCCGGTTTACACCCTGCGAAAGTGGATCGCGGGCACCCGCGCACCGAGCGCCGCCGCCGTGCGGTTGCTTGACGTGCTCGGCACCCTCGAGGCCATCGCGCCCGCCGTGCTCGATGCGCTGACGCCCGCCGCCGTGCCCGTTGCCCCTAAGCGGCCTCGGGGTCGACCAAGTGTCAAAATAGACTAAGGCTCCCAACTAACCATCGGGCCTTTGGTTTTAAGGCATCGAACTAACCATCGGGCCTTTGGTTTTAAGGCTCCCAACCAGCCGTCAAGACCACTTTTTAAGGAATCGAACTAAAGCAAAAAGCCCCGGTAATCGGGGCTTTTCTCATTCGTCCATGTCCGGGGTGTACCCCTTGACCAGTTTTCGCTCGTACCCCTTGGCCGTGGCGTGGCGATAGATGTAGTCAGCGTGGCGCTGCTTGGCCTTGATGACCGTCTGCCGGTAATCTTTGAACATCTCGGGCAGCGTGGGGTTGATGGCCCATGTGACCTTTTTCTTGTGCAGTTCACTCTCGATCTGCACCGCCCAACCAGCCTGCTCGATGACCAGCATGGCGTCCATGATCGCCTGATCCTTCTGCCAATCGGTCTTGCCCTCCAGTGGCCTGCGGGCCGACCGTTTGAGGCTGCGCAGGTCAATGGTGTGCACCTCGCCGCTGATCTGCACAATGTAGTCAATCACCCACTGATCGAACGTGTCGGTGATGACCCCACCCACCTCGCCTAAAGCGTAGCGGTAAGCCGGGATGATGTACCCCCGCACCAGACTGACAACCCTGTGGACAACATCGACTGACACCACGGGGTTGAAGGGCGACTCGATGACGTGGAACATGAGAATCAACCGGCCAGCTAAACCTTCCAACTTACCGAAAGCCGTCATGTACTCGGTCCCGCTGTCCAGCACCCTCTCGTCTTGCTTGGCCGACTCGTACCACTGCTGGAACTCCCTGAATGCTGTGTACGCTTCTGTGGATAACTGATACGTCTGCACGGGCAGCGCATAGGTCAGGCGCAGGGTGTTCTCCCATGCCCCGGCGCTGGTCAGGTACTCGGGGATGGGCTGGCCCAGCTTGGTCTTGTTCCCGCGCAGAATAGCGGGGATAAACCGTTGCAGCAGGCCGTCAGCCGACAGTGCGGCCAGATTGGCCTTGAACACCTGAGGCTGGATGTTGCCGTAGATCGACACAGCGAGGTTTTCCGCATAGATCGACCCAGCGCCCACCCGGTCCATCTCGTAGTGTTCTGACTCGTAACTGACAACCCACGCTGATCGGTCTTCACCGCTGCTCTTGTCTGTCAGCTTGCGCACCCAGCTATTCATCTCGTCGAGGTAACACAGCAGGCCACGGGGACGGTCTGCCGCTTGGCGCACCAGCTTCTGACTCGTGATGTCGCTGACCGTGATCTTGAGGGGCACCGGCTGCGTTGACAGGTCGGGCACAAGCGGTGCCTGATCCCCGCCCAGCATGGCCTCAGTAGACGATGACCATTCAAGGAATGCCTTCTTGGCGCTGGCGTGTTGGGCCTCTCTGCCCTCCCAGTCCAGCAGTTCCTTGCCGTAGCGGGGCCGATCCTCGGCCTCAATGTTTTTTAATGGCGACAGCATGGGCCGCGAGCCGGGTGACTTCTTGTCCGATGGGTCGCCCAAAGTCATGAGCCACAGCACCGGGGGCACACGAAACCCCGGCATGAGTTCCAGCCGTGTGCGGGCGTCAATCACCCCGCAGACAGCGGCCAACCCAGCGAACAAAGGGACCAAAGGGTCACAGCCCACGCTTTCTGAAATCTCAGTGGATCGGGTCTTGAGGATGTTGGGCCACAGTGACAGGTCCATCTCGGGTGGCTTGGGCCGCAGGCCGTCCATCACGCTCAACGGCTCCATCACGGGGATGTCGATCTTGCTGAACAACTCGGACGCATCGGGCATGGGCCGGGTCCAGCCGTGAGACTTGGCAATGTGAAAGAGTGTCCCCAACTTGACAGCAGTGGCCTTGTCAGGCTTGAAGCTGATCCACTGCGTCAAAATCTCACGCTCTCCGGGGTACTTGGTCTGCGCCGTGGCGCTCCACTCGTTCCACAGCGCCAGCGCCTGCTCAAGCTGATCGGTCTGGGTGCCTGCCCAGTGCAGCGCCATGCCGATGCCCACCCACTCGTCACGAGTGCAGTCAGCGGGCACCGCATCGAGGGCTTGCCTGATCTCCTCCCATGAGGCATCAACCGAGCCGTCTGTGGCAATTGTGCGCTCTTTGTCCTGCGACAGCATCCCACTCCACAGGTCCAGCAGGGCTTGGGGGATCACCGGCATCCGGGTCCAATGGCCGTGGCCCGCCCAGTGGTAAGGCTGGCGTGTCTCGGGGTGGATCGACGGGGGCAGCACGTCCTGCACCGTGAGGCCGCTGACCGTGGCGCAGCGCAACTCGTAGGCTGTGATGCCGCTGTGCATGATCTTCTTTGATGGCAGTGCAGCGCCGAAGGGCATCGCATACAGCAGCTTGCCGTGCCCGGGCTTGCCCGAGTTGATGACCACGGCGTCAGGTGCATCGTAGAGGGCTTGAAGGTCAATGCCGTGCTCGGCCAGCAGGCTGGTGGTCACGGTCCAGTTGTCGATGTCAAGGGCCATCGTGCCGCTGTACGCATGGGCCAAGCCAATGCCGTAACCGTGGGGCAGATCGCCCTGGGCCTTGAGGGCGTTCTGTTTAAGGTTCCAGCCCGGGGTGCGTGGCCCCTTGGTGTTGGCTGGGATGGGCACAAGTGACCATCCGTGTCTGATGTACGCATCGACCGATGCTGGATGTGATTGCACAGTCTGTGGCGCTGTCATAGAATGGACCCGTTGGTGATTGCAGTTGCCGACTTTTTCATTGGTGTTTCTCCTTTTAAGCCCCGGTCTAACCACCGGGGCTTTTCTTTTTGCAAAATAATTTTCAAACCAGTTGCACAATCGTATCACAGTGGTGATACACTGCGTCATCGGTCAAGGAAATTATTTATGACACAAGCATCCAAATCAGCGTTCATGTCTGTACGAGTGACAGACAAGACGCGCATCAAGTTTCATGAGAAAGCACGAAAACTCGGAACCCCGAGTGAGGTGCATCGTGAAATCGTAGAGGCGTTTGTCGAAGACCGCCTCACAATTCAACCCCCTGTAATCCGTAACCCTCTGGAGAAACTTTATGTCACTCGAACTCAAGATTGAAGCCCTGACTGCTGCTGTAACTGCCCTGACTGCCCAACTGCAAGCTGGCAATGTATCAGCACCCGCACCTGTTGCGCCAACCCCTGCCCCTGTGGTACAAGCGGCCCCCGTTGCAGCACCTGTCACTGTGTCTGTGACCGCTGCCCCGGCCATGCCAGCGCCTCCCTCATTCGTGATGCCTGCACCAGCACCTGCTGCCACTGGCGCACCATTCTCGGACGGCAAGGGTCTTATCGACTATGTGATGGGTGCCTACAAGGCTCTCGGCCCACAAAAGGGTGCCCTGATCCAAGGCGTCTTAACTGGTCTGGGCTACCAGAACATCAACGATGTCAAGCCCGAGCACTACGCTGCACTGCACACTGGCGTTGAGGCACTGAAGTGAGCACCGACACAAACACAGGTGGGTCAACGTTTCCAAGCCACGGCAGCATGGGTGAAGTGACTCACGAAGGCATGACCCTGCGCGACTACTTTGCAGCCAAGGCGATGCATTCTTATTGGTCTGACCCTGATGTAGTTGGCAACTTAGATACGGCTGCTGCATGGGCATATGACATGGCAGACGCCATGTTGGAGGCGAGAAAGAAATGAGCGCGCACGCCAAGCTGTCCCCATCGAAGCGCAGCCGCTGGGCCTTGTGCCCCGGCAGCATTCGAGAGGAGGCCAAGTACCCTGACACCGGTAGCGGCCCCGCT